AAAGTTTGAAAAAAGATTGATGAAGGAATATATGAAATGGACAAAAAGAATGCAGAAAGCATTAATCAAGTTAAGAAAAATAAGAGTTGGTCAAGTCGAAAGAGTTAGAAAAACAAGAGGAAAGGAATTAGCAAAAAGAGCAAGAACATTAGCAGCTGGTTTTGAGCATGATCTTGGAAAAGATCAGTTAGTTAAAATAATTTCTGAAAATAAACAACTTAGAGAACAGCTATCATTTGAAAAACATTTAATTCTTTACCATGAGGCCCTGAAACTATAATGTCAATACAAAAATATATCAGATTATATGAGTATGTACATGAGTATCAGGAATTAGTATATGATTTTTATGCGGATCATTCAGTTAGATTTCTTGTTACATATTACAATATAAATACTGACGAAACTATTTGGGAAGACACAGATCTATTTGGCGGACCTTATGAATGGACCGGAGAATATTCTGGTATCAAACGAAATAAAATTTTATTATTACCTGTTTATTATTTAGATGAAGTTGCAACATCGTTTGATGGAGCAGAAGAAGGTTATAACAAATCTGGTGAAACAACAATTGTCTTTCCTAGTACATATGGTATTACTCCATATCCACAAGACATAATAAAAATGGAGCAAGCATTTTTGAGACCAACCAATGATGTATATCCACTTTACATCGTTAAAGGAGTTGAAATTTCTGCCAACACTGATAGAAGATATTGGAAACTTAAAGTTGAGACATTTCAAAGCGAAACTTTACAGTCGGTGGATGAACAAGTTGTAGATACATATGCATATGTGGAATACGATAAACAAATTCACACAATAGATGATGCTGAATTTATGGCAAGGTTGCTAGTTAAAGATGATCATTTAAGGGAGTGCCTTAATGATAACCTGTTTGATGATAGAGCAGGATTCTACTTTACACCTAGACAACCAACTACATGCTAATTAAGGAGATAGAGGATGGCTGAAGAAACACTATCTAGTCAGATATATTTATCTAGAGATACAACTAGAACACAAATTAGCGAGCGAGCTAAAATATATTTAGAACTTCAAAATGTGGACCTTACGAAATCATCATTTTTAAGTTTTATGATTGATACTCTATCTACATTAACAAGCAACCTTTTGTTTTATCAATTATCAACTTACAGAGAATTCTTTCTAGTAAGAGCTCAACTTCCCGAATCTATTTTAAATCTAGCTTCATTCTTAGGATATAATACAAGAGAAGCTACTTCTGCTGACGTTAATGTTCTAATGACAATCCCATTTGGATTTGATGACTCAATCGCTCAATTTCAAATTCCTAAAAATTTTCAATTTAAAGCTGATGGGGAAATAGTATTTGTAACAACAGCTGAATTTTTTATTGAAGTATTAAATAATGCAAATGTTACAGTCACAATGGTAGAAGATAACAGACGTTACAATCTTCCTGTTTCATTAGATACTGAAGATTTCTCTTTTGTGATTCCTTTAAAGCAATTCAAAGAAGTTATTCAAGAAACACAAATTGATTCAGATTTACAAGAATATCAGTTTACAACTGTTGATGTTCCAATAACTGGTCAAGTAGCAGAAATGGTAGTGGAACTCAGACCTCCTGGTACTTCTGGATACACTACATGGACAGAATTTGATAGTTTATTTTTGATGGATGAGAATGATAAGGGTTATGTTGCAAGACGAACAGATACAGGACGAAGACTTACTTTTGGTAATGGTTTAATTGGAGTTCAACCAGATCCAGGTTCTAGTGTTGTTACTACAACTGAAGTAACTGAAGGGGCGGAAGGGAATGTTATATCTGGTTCAATTAGAAGTGGTGAAAGAATTTATCTTACTACTTTAGCAGGAGTTACTCAAATTGTTAATTACGAAGTTACTAATACTTCACCTGCTTATAATGGTGAAGATGAAGAATCTTTAGAAGAAGTTAGAAGAAATGCAATTGCTTCTATTCGATCATTAGAAAGACTTGTTACAGAACAAGATTATAAGGATATTAATGTTATTGTTCCTGATGCACCAATTGCTCAAAATTCATTACCTGTTTTAAAAAGATCAGATTTACAAGTTAATGAAATAGCACTGTTTAGCGGTATTCTTTTCGGTGGTGAAGAATCAGAAAGTCAAGACGAAGTTGATCAATTAGTTCCAATGAGAAATTCTGTATTTACAGAACCGGGTGGAACGACAACAATTCCAAGAGATACAATAATAACAATCGGGGATTATGATTACAGAACTATCTTTGAATTAGAGTTAGTGGAATTAAATTCTATTGGAAATTATGAATATATAATAAATGAGGTTGAGTTATCACCTGCTCTTGAAACTAGTTTTCCTGTTGATTATGATATTTATGCAGACCTTCTTGAAGTTATAAGAGATGGAACCAAAGGAATTTTTAAACTCCATTATAAATCATTAGAAGACGATTCAGAATTAACTTCGTGTGAGATGTTAATTACGTCAAGTGGTTCTATTAGAAATATGATAAACGATGCAACTGCTGGTTATTATATTTATACATTTGACCCATATACTGATATTCCAAGCGGTGAACAAACATACGAATTTACAATATCTGATCCAAGTAATAATCCTGTGGCAGTGTATTCAAACAAGGTTACGTTTACAGAAGATTTGAGAAATTTCATGAGATCAAATGCCAAGTGGGAAGATAGTACGTCCATAGTAGTATATGATGTTCCAGTTATATTAGATTCTTATTATCAGGAGATCGACCAAAGAGCGTTTGAGCTTGAGATAATGCAAGCATTAATCAGTTCGATGGATTTATCTGATGCAAGAATGTTAACTGACTTTACAAATATTAAGTTCACAAGTACACATGGTGAGCTTCAAAATATGCTCCTTAATGAACCAACTATTCCGTCGGTAATTGATATCTTAGAAACTGAACCAGCATCGTGTGATGAAGATGATAGATTTATTATTAAGAGTTCAAGTCCCAATTATTGTATAATTGGTGAAGGAGAACATGTAGATAATATTATTAGATGTATTGATTCTACAGGTCCAGTATTTACATATGATGACCCGGTTGCTGATACAATCGTTTATGTTGAAAACTTAGATGAAAAATATATATTCTCTGAAAGAGGATGGATTCCATTACCAATTTATAATATTCCATTAACAATTGAAGTTGAAGTATTTAGAGAATCAACGTATAGTGGAACACTTACGACTATAATTCAAGACGTGCGTGAAGCGTTATATGAAGAGTTCAAGGATAGGTTTGGTACAAATGCAGAGTTCTATCGGTCAGAATTTATTGATGTTGTTCAAGATGTTGAAGGGGTTGATCATTGTAGACTTAGACAACCTGAGACAAGTATCTTTTTCAATTTTGAATTGATAGATTTGACAGAAGAAGAATTGTTGAGATATGGTCCTGAGTATATATTCTTTAAAGAGGAAAACATTACAGTTAAGGTGATATAAATTATGCAAGAACTTCTTAATCAAGTAAAGATTGATGAGAGCAGAATTAAAAGACTTGTAGTAAATATCGTTTCGTCGAATTTAAGTTCTCTTGCTATACCTTGTTTTTATCCTGAACTTAAAAAACATCTTTACGAATTTTTGAGAATATCTAATATCACAGAAAAAGATATAAAGGAATATACAAAGAGAAGATGGAAAGGCAGAAAAGAGTCTAAGTTTAGAGCACAAAGCGATCCGATTGCTAACTTTTATGTTTTTCTAATTCAATACTTCTTGAGAAAAAAAGATAAAAATGCATACAAACATTTTATGATCTTTTATTTAATTCGTCATTATGCAAATTTAATGAGAAAATATTTTAAGTATTGTAATGATGAAACATTCAAATATGCACTAGAGATTTTAACAAGAACACATCTTTTTGCAAGAGAAAAAACAATTCCAAATGCATTATTTTTTATGTCAGACGAAATGATTCGTAGATATACTCGAGCACTTGAAAAAGATGACCTCGATGGTATTTCTAAATTCATGCAGGAAAGTCGAAATAGAGTTGAGCAAAGTTTAAGGAGTTTTGCATCTACTTATTATAGAACTGCAGAATCTGGAGCTGGTTTAAAAACTGAAGAGATTCCTGAAGATAGTGATAATGAAGATGCTTATAAGTCTGTTAGTATAGAAACAGGTACTCGATTGATTGATGATATAGTTAGAAAGATTACTGTCTATAGATATATAGATCATAAAGGATTAGAGGAATCAAGAAGGTTAGCTAAAGTTAATGCATCTCTTGCAACACAAATCGTTGGAAAATTGAATGATACAAAACACGTTGATAATTTAAGAATCATTTTTAAATTATTTGTTAAGGAATTAAAAGATGCAAAATCTCTATGTGGCAAAGACTACTATCCATTAGTTCGTAAATTAATGTCAGTGAAACGAACAAGATCACAAATTTATTTTAAACAACAGGTTGGTTTATTACTTGTTGATGTATTGAAAAAAATAGGATATGAAAAGAAGTATAATGATCTCACCTCACAAACTCAATTCTTAATTAATTTATTTCTCGCCTACTATGTAACTATGGTGTTACGCAACTCTGTCTGTTAACCAGGAGCTATAGGTCCAAATAATCCAGTATCTGATTCTACTTCTCTTTCGGCAAGAGCACCATCTGGTGTTTCCGCTTCTAATGCTGTTCCTTTGAGTTTTTCATCTGGCGGAACTCTATTTGCTGATGTTACAGTTTGCCTTTGTGGTATTCTAACAGCGGCAGCACGTTCTCTTTGTTCTTTTTGAAGCTCTCTTGCTGTTAAAGGTTTTCCTAGTTGAATTGATGCGTTAGCGCCTGTTTTTACATTATTAATATTGTTCATAGTGGATCTTGTAAAAACAGGTCTTCCATTAGTTAATTCCTCTATATAGTTTCTCACAGTTGGTCTATTATCAACGGTTGGTTCTTTTTCGTCAAGTAACATTGATCTATGTAAAGATATAAAATCTATACGAATATCACACATACCCATCATTTGACTATAACCAATTTGTTGTTGATCGCCACCTTTGACTACGGTTATATTTGTTATAACCGCTGGATCTAAATTATATAATCCTCTGACTCTAATTTTATGATAAAAGGGCCATCTGTATGAAGCTCCATTTAGGGTTCTTGGAACTGCAAGACACAATATTGTAGCCAAAGGTCCAGCTATATATTGAAGAGTTGACTGTTTACTTCCAGGATTAGGATTGTATAATCTTATAGTTACAGAGTATGATGGACTGTATCCGCTGTTAGACCAAATTTGAGGGAAGTCGATTCTATGACCAGCCATCATTTTACTAACTAGATTCATACCTCCACCCAGTGTTCGAGATAATGCACTATCGCCACCTTTGAGAGATGCTTCTAATCTCTTTAATGCATTCACTCCTGATACAGTTGCACCACCTAATCCTTTTACCACACCTGCCATGCCTCCTTCACCCATTGCAGCTCCAGTTTTTTGTAGAATTTCACCATAAGATCCAGCAGCATCTAAGGCATTTGCTTTACCAGACATTTGAACTAATTGACTTAAACCGCTTGATGCAACATCAGTAAATTTTTGCAGGAATGTTTCAGTATATTCATTACTAAATGTATCTGTAGGAAAGTTGTCTGCAATAAAAGCATACTTTAAAGGCTTGCCAACATCATCCACTGAAAATCCATGGTTTTCTAATATGTCTATATAATTTTTCCAACCATCTATGGTATTAATACTGAATAATGTTAACCCTAATTTGAAATTTGGTTCGCCGGGAGTAATCTCTAATACAGGCATAGTGTTTGAAATCATTTCTGAATCTGTATGTCCCGTCGGAGGAAGCCCAAAAATTCCCTTATAAGGTTTTAAAGATGTTGTCATACTACCCTCCTGTTAGTTCATATTACTATATGTTACATCTGCTGCAGCACCTGCACCAGAACCCCACCATCCTGAGGCTCCACCATTTCCACCTCCAGAACTATTAGAGGAAGAGTTTGTAGTATTATTCATATTAGTCGTTATGATTGATGTGTTTCCAATTGCTACTTTATTTGATTGTTCAGAAGTCTCCTTCATCTTATCTGATAATTCTCCAGTCATATTTTTAAATCGTTCTCTTGCTGCATCTCTTGAACTCATCTCTTTTTTAACTGCAATAGTTGCAGCTTCTGATTGTCCTGCATCTGTTGTTTTTAGTATTTCTTTTGGTTTGGATCCTTGGGGATTGTTTATATCTTGGATTAAGTTTTCTGCAAATGTTCCTTCATGAATCTCCTCCAGACCTTTCATGAATTTTCCAATTAGAGGAATGTCTTTTATTTTTTTAATTACTTTGTTAATCCATGCTATAGTACTAGTCCACATAGAAGAGATTGCAGTACCTATTTGTCCGATCATTGCCCATGCTTCTGTAAATGGTGTAGTCATCATATCCCAAGCTTTAATCACCCCTTTACCAAAACCGCTTCCTTTAAATGCATCCCATTTTTCTGATATAATGCTTCCCAATTTTTTCATTGCTATGAACATGATTCTATATGGCATTGTAATGACATTCCATGCTTTCTTTGCTGCGCTTTTTGCTATATCAACTATTTTTTTTCCTGCTTTAGTTTTTGTAAAGAACAACCAAACAAATTTAACAGATTCTTTTAACATTTTCCATGGAAATGTTATTACTGCCCAAACACCTTTAACTATCTTTTTAATGGGTTTAACAATAGCGTTAATTGCTCTAGATATATTCTCTCCTCCGATGAATCCTAAGATTCCTCCAGCTAGTGCTCCAATAGCACCCCCAAGTGCTGTACCTATGGCTGGAAATATTGCTGTACCGATTGCAGCACCTAATCCTCCACCTTTCAGTGCACCAGATATTGCACCAGATTTCCCCTTGTCAGTTCCTCCTAAAAAACCTGAGATTCCTCTAGCAAGCCATCCTCCGACAAAACCTTCTGGAGATTCTCCTGCTCGAATCGCTTGAAATGCATCCCAAAGACCGAATCCAACGCCTGTTACAATTCCAGCAGCGCCTCCAGCAAGTCTTCCGCCAGTCTTAAGTACTCCCATTCCAACTCTTCCAGCTAATCCTAATGCTCCTTTTGCTGCTCCTTTTGCAGCAAATTTTCCAGCAGCTTTTCCACCTGCCATTCTTTGAACCTTAGCAGTTTTTCCAGCAAACCCTTTAGCTCCCTTTGCGCCTTTTGTTATGCCTTCTTTTGCAGTTTTCAAGAAACCTTTTCCGCCTGTTTTGAATAATCCCCTTATACCAAGGGCAGTTAATAATGGAGATAAAAGATTTCCGAGTAATGTTACACCTGTATTAATGAGACCTTGAAACATATTAAATCCAAACATAAGGAGTTTCCAACCCCACCCACCAAGCTTTCTTAATCGTTTAACCATGCGTCCTAAGAATGAGTTTTGAAG